AAAAACCTAATGATATGCCTAGCCAATATGATCTATTTGAATATGTAAAGGATGCGTTATTAGTTAATCCATACATTATCAATGTAGATGCTGTAAATGTAATTCAAGAACATAAAATAATTACATTACAAATAGAGTTACAAACAATTTATGGACCAAATACGATAGGAGTTGAAGTATAATGCTAGAACCACAAAGTAAGCAAGATGTGCTAGGACGGCTACTAGCAGATTTCAAAAAAATAGATAAAGAAGGATTGAGTATACATGAAGGAACATTTGTATTTGATACATTAAGTTCAAATGCGGTTGAGTTTGAAAAATCATATGCGGAAATGCAATTGATACTTGATGCGGCTTTTCCACAAACTGCATGGGGCGAATACTTAACACGTCATGCGGAATCTCATGGGGTATTTAGAAAAAGTGCAACACAAGCTAATGTAATGTTAACTATTACTGGAACTGCAAATACAGTAGTACCAAAAGGAAGTTTATTTGGCACAGATAATGATGAAACCTTTAGAACCACTATTGAAATTACGCTAGGTGAAACTGGAAGTGGGAAAGTATTGGCGGTATCAGAGCTAACAGGTAAATCATTAAATGTAGGAGCTAATACAATTACAGAAATAGTAGGTGGGATTTATGGAGTAAGTACAGTTAACAATGAAGCGGCTGCATATGATGGATATGATGAAGAAACTGATGCGGAACTACTAGATAGATTATTATTGAAAGTAAGAAAACCAGCAACAAGCGGTAATGCATATCACTATGAACAGTGGGCAAGATTAGTTAATGGAGTATTTTTAGTAAAAGTAATCCCATTATGGAATGGACCGGGAACAGTAAAAGTTATTATTATCAATAATGAGCGTGAAAGTGCGAGTACAGAATTGATTGAAAACGTTAAAACTGTAATTGCAGAAAATGCACCAATTGGAGCTACTGTAACAGTAGTTACACCAACGATATTTGATATTAATATAGAGTTAACGGTAACTAAGGGGAAAGCTGAAATAGAAGCTATTAAAAAAGTACTAAATGAAGAGTTTAAAAAGCAAATCTTCAACGGTACATATGTGTCATATGCTAATATTGGCAAGGCTATTTTGGCCAATAAAGAAACAGGAGTATTAGATTATCGTGAGTTAAAAGTAAATAATGGTGTTACCAACATTGATATTACAAATGAACAATTACCAACAGTTAAAGAGGTGATCGTACATGAGTGATTTTATAAGATGGAAAGAGGTGGATATATTAGCATATCTACCTTTTTTTATTGCAAAAGATATGGAGTTTAAGGCAATAAGTGATGCGGATAGTAGAGAGCATGAACGCATTAGATTATTGTTAATGGAATTATTGAAACAAGATAATATCCAAACGGCAACATATGCATTAGATAAATGGGAAGAATTTGTTGGGATTAAACCTAAAAACAATAGTTTTAAGGATAGAAGAAATCGTGTGATTGCAAAGTTAAATACTTCAAATAGCAGCACAAAAGAATATCTTGAAACTATTGCTAATAAGTTTATATCTGATAAGTCTGCTGAAATAATTCCATATAACGAAAAATATATGATGGACTTAAGCTTTACAAAGGACATGTGTGATAACATAGATGATTTACACAGTGCAATTGAAGAATTTAAACCAGCACATATTGGATATATTGTTTGGGAAGAACAAACTGTTGCGCAAAACTTAATAATTACATCATTAGTAGGAGCACAGGAAGAAACCGTGATAGGCATGATAAAACCATTAGAGAATATTGAGATTGAACACAGTATCTATTATGGGAATGCCATTGGGATAGAAGAAGTAACTATGATAGGAGGTTAATATGGCACAATTTCCGGGATTAAGCTTGACTATTCAAGGAAATAAAATGATCCTTAAATCATCAACTGGTAAAACAGAGGATAGACTAATTATTACAAAGGCGATAATTGGTGATGGGCAGCTAACAGCAAGTATTGATGGTTTAACAGAAATAGTTAGTAAAAAATTAGAAATAGGGTTAAGCCAAGTAAAAGAAGTTGCAAATGGACAAATGCAATTGCAATTTAATTTTGACAATAGAAAAGTAGAAACTGGCTTTTTTTGGCGAGAAGTTGGATTATATGCAAAAAATGGTGATAGTGGGGAAGAAAAACTTATTGGCTATTCTAATGCCAAAGGTTTAACTTCATATATTCCAGATAAAACTAATATTATTCCAATGCAACGTTTAGTAATTGCTTTAGGGGTGGGAGATAATCCAAACGTAAAAGGAGAAGTAGATTTTTCCAGCTCTATTACTTTAGAACAATTGGAAACAGCAATTGACACACACAATAAAGCAGCAGAAGCACATAAGGAACAATTTAAAGCAATTAATGAAAAGATTACTGCAATAGAGGATTCCAAAGTAGATAAAACATCTGCTAATTATATTAAATCATTAGTAACTAATACAAATGGATTAGAAGCTACAAAAGGTAATGGTACAAAAGAGTTATTAAAATTACTAACTAATGTAGATAGTGATGATAAACAAGGACTAGCACCAACTTTACAACTTGTAAAAACTCTTTTGAGCGGACTAAACATCAAAAACGCAACAGATGTAGTCAATGCCTTAGAAAGTGAGAAAGCAACAGGTCTTGGAATTAGATATGATTTTAGTAATGTAAATGCATGGTATATCTGTTTTGGTAAGATGTTTGGGAATTTAATTATCCAAGGGGGAAAACAAAAGGCTGGAGAGCAAAAGCAATCAGATCCTAGCAATTTAGAAACAACAACAAATAAAGTTATATTTCCTATTGCTTTTACGAGCAATCATGTATTCCATACATTTGGTATTATTGCTAGTGATACATCAATATTTTGGGGGAATTCAGGAGCAAGTACTATCACAAGAAGAATATCTAAAATAGATATGCGATATGAAGTACATTCTAGTTATCAAACAATGTTGAAAGCAGATTCAATCATTGAATGGTGTGTTATTGGGATTTAAACGCCTAAAGCAATATACCTCATTTTAATTTGTTCTACTACATTAGAATTCTCACTAATTCCTGCTGTAAATCCAGTTAATGTAATCTGACTATCACTAATTGCAATCCGTGATAAATGTCTTAATTCTACTTTATTAATTGCATATGGATGTACATATAATGGCTTGGATTTAAACGATACAGGAAATGTAAATTGCTCTTGCCTTTGTTGACTTCCTATATCGTAATATGCTTGGGTATCACTGTCATTTCCCCCTTGGTCATTTAAGTAGTTCAATCGCCTTACGTAATTGTCTAAGCGATTTGTGCGTATATACTCCGTCGGTAACATTAGATGATGCATGGCCTAACAATAATCGTTTAGCATTATAGTTAGCACCTACATCATCTAATCTAGTGGCGAACGAATGGCGGCAATCATGGGGCGTATGGTTGGCATTGATGGATTTCATGGCTAATTTAAAGGAGTGAGACAGTGAAACATAATTACGTTCATCTATGATCCATTTATTAGACAATCGAGATTCAATAAATGGCCATATACGATGATGAATGGGAATGATGCGGATGCCTGCTTTTGTCTTGCTGATAGTAACTTTTAAATAACGTTGCTTTCGATTAATATCGCTGCTTTTAAGATTAATCAATTCGCTGGCACGCAAGCCAGTGTATAAGAGTATTAATGGTAATTCTGCATTGATATTCCACAATCGGTTAATCTGATTAGTTGTGAATAATTTGCGTGGGCGTTTAGGGATGTTGTGGCCAATATTCAAATATTGACTGTATGACTTTGAGCACCAGTCATTAATAATTGCAAATGAATATAATTGATTGAGTAAAGAGCGAACTTTCTTACATGAGGAATAGGAAAGTCCGCTCTTTAGCATATCTAATATTATATTTTGCAATTCATTATATGTGATTTCGTTGATAGGGCGGTGAGATATACATGATACATGATGATAGGCACATTCATATCCTTTCATTGTATGTGGCGAAACATTTAAGGAATGTAACGCTAACCATGAATGATACACATCAGCTAATGTATGGGTATCACACAATGCCGCCTTAGCCTCTTGATAAGAGGCATAATAACCAACAATCTTATATAAAACATAAGGGCGTTCATGAGCGCCTTTTAATTTTTCAATTAATTTCATAATAAACTCCGAGAAAGGAACATAACATGAATTATGTATTTATATTAAATAAAAATGGGATTCGCCAAACTACATATGTAATAGGCATTCATGCTGAAACACTTGAGGAAATACAAGAAATGGCGAAATCTGAATTTCCTAACTGTACATTAGTACAAGGTGATAGTGAAATGCAATCTAAATTTACAGAAGGTAAAGCATATGTAAATGGTAAGTTTGTAGATCCACCAGTGGTTGAATATGTCCCTACAAGAGAAGAAAAAATCAACGCTATTAAAGCTGAATATGATCAGCGTTTCAAAACGCTAGAAGAGGCTCAACGCAGATTGCTACTTATGGGGAAACCTACCAACGCTATTAGTGCACAGTACATTAAATTAAACAGTGAAATGGTAGCACGAATTAAGGAGGTGCAATAATATGCCTAAATATATTGGTGACAGTAAAGTTCCTGTAATGGAATTTTGTGAGTACTGTTGGGAAGTACTTAACGAAGATGGCACATGTCCTATAGAAGAATGTGTGCATAATGATTTGTTATCTTTAGATGAAAGTGAAGCGCAAACGGAAGGAGATTAAATGTGGACATGGCAATTCGAACTGAATGACATTCTAACCACGTTGACTATTGTCAGTATAGTTGCAGGTATAGGCTATAAGGTTCTAGTTATTCCGTTGCTCGAAAAGTTGGATTTGCAACGAATGCAAGACAATTTGATGTTTCATGAAAAAATGGGCGTGCTCACTGATACGCTAAAGGATTTAAAGGATGAAATTAAATTGTCTCGTGAGCAACGAACCAAAGCATATACCGAGCATGTTAAATTGACATCAAGAGTCGATGGTATTGAAGCTCGTGTTGATGATATTAAGGAGGAACTACATGAACATACCACCAAATCTCATCAGTACAGTTAAAAAATCATATCAATCAATCCGAATAGCTAATATACATCCTACAGGAGTATTGGCGACAAGGGCACTAGTACTTACAATGCTAGTGCCTATTTTATTGGTGGTACTTGAATATGTTCTATCATTTATAAGGGGTTACGTATCACCAGAAGCTAACCAGTTGATAGATAAAGGTGTATTCATTATAGATCACATCTTTGTACCTAGTGTGTTAACTGCTTTTGGTGGCTTTCTTGCATTATGGATTGATAAAGATAAAAATGGCATTCCAGATAAACTGGAAGAAACACCAAAAACACAAACGTATAACGATAGGGGGAATAAAGAATGAGAGTGTTCATTAATCCAGGGCATGATATTGATTTAGACAGTGGTGCTGTAAATCCTAATTATGGCACACGTGAATGTGATGTGGCACGTAATGCAGGCAAGATGTTAGCACGATATTTACAGACGGCAGGATGTGAAGTAAGAACTTTACAAAGCGATGACTTAGGTCTTGTATGCGAAACATCTAATGAGTGGGGAGCAGATATTTTTGTATCTCTACACTGTAATGCATTTAATACTGTAGCACGTGGCACAGAAACATTATATAAATCATATAATGGACAACAATTAGCACAATTGATTCAAGACCAAATCATTAATAGTATTAATACTGTAGACCGTGGCATTAAAAAACGTGATGATTTGTGGGTGTTAAATGGAACAGATGCAGTGGCCGTTTTAGTTGAAATGGCATTCATTGATAATGATGAAGATTTAGAAATACTTAATAACGATTTAGATACTATTGTACGAGCAATTGCACGTGGTATAACTGATTTTGGAGGTTAGTATGTATGAAAAAATCAAGAACATTGTATATACTCATTACATCTCTGTTCCTATTTGTATTGTCCTTTGTATCATCGCATGTATATGGTTCTACGCCGACAGAGCAAGTAATATTGACACGACAGGAATACAACGAGCTACTGATGAAATTCGAAACGCTCAACAATACAATCAACGAGCAGTTGAAGATAATAGACGATCTAGAACAGCAATTGAACGTAGCACAGATGTCAACGAACAAATCGAAACAAGAATTAATAGAATCGATGAACTTAATCAAAGAACAGAGGAAGCAATTACTAATAGCCAAGAACACATTAGAGCAGCAAGAGAAAACGCTATTAATGCAAAACGAATCATTGGCGAAGGTGAACGCATACTTAGAAATGCAGATGAGAGAACTCAAAAGAATCAAGATGCAACAAAGGAACAGTAAGATATTAAATATACTATTGGGGGGAACAGTTGTTTATTTAGCTGCTAAAAGTTGAGGTGATCCGCACATCTCCATAGCGTGTAATGGTGGATACACGCAACTATAAATAAAAGAGCCTACTAACCTAGATTAAATCTACGTTGGTAGGCTCTATTTTTGTTTGTAAAAATCAAAATAAATACTTGCTTTTATACACGATATAGGGTATAATAAAAATGTAAGGAGGTGATAAAAGTGGACATAATAGAAAAGCTAACAAGTTTAGCAAATGCGTTTACGCCACTGGTACTGGCACTAGCAATACTAAAACTTGTTAGCAAGGAGTAGTAAAAAGCAGGCGGGTGAAAGCCCCGCCACCTTTTCAACATCATTGTAAATCAACGAGGTGAATTATGCAATATATAGAATGGTTGATTAATATAGCAACTATTATTGTTTTGATACTAGCTGTTAAACGTTTAGTTAGAAGGTGATGAAATTGAAATTTGAACTAGATGATATTATGACAACACAAGAAGCTGCAGAGCGCTGGAATGTTACTGCTGACTCATTGAAACAGAATTGTAGAGGTCGTGTAAAGAATGGATTTAAAGAAGGCGAGTTTAAGAAATCGGGTAAGAATTGGCTTGTAACCCGCCAAGGTATGGAAAGGCTATATGGTGAAGAAGTCGCTAATTCATAACAAAACAAATGTTCTTATAAACGAATAATACATGATTGGGGTATGGATTAATAAAATATTTATAGTATAATGGTATTAAAGACAATCCCCCCACATCCTTTTTAGGACAGACATGTTCTGACGTGGGGCTTTTTTATATAAGAGGACATGTAAGAGAAAGAAGTATAAATAAAAGTTTGCCTTTTCATCATTTCTTCATGTATGATTAATGAAAGGATTATAAACTAATCTTAACAAAGGTTGTGATGTTAAGGAGGCAAATATTATGAAAGGAAAAGGACAACAAAGTACTATCTATGATGTTGCAAAATACATAATTGATAACTTTGGACCAATGTCAGCAATGAAGCTACAGAAGTTAGCTTTCTATTCGCAAGCAATGGCATTAGTGTGGGATGATGTTCCTATCTTTGAAGATGACTTCGAAGCCTGGCCAAAAGGTCCTGTTTGTAGAAATTTATTTCAAACACATAAAGGTATGTTCATGATTGAGGGTTCAGAGTTTTTAGAAAGTTATGAACCAGATATTAATAGAATAAGTGATGATCATAAAGCTACTATAAATGCAGTTTGTAATAGCCTTAAAGATGTATCTGGATATGATTTGAGCCAAATGACACATTCAGAAGCACCTTGGTTAGATGCCAGAGGTGGATTATCAGCTGGTGAACATTGCAATACTATTATTACTAAAGAATCCATGGAAGAGTATTATCAAGGAAATTGGTAATATGGCAAGTAAAAAGGGTAGAGCAATAATAAAGCGCTCTGAAAAACCACTCTCTAAGATACGTAACTTTGATACAGAGTTATTTAAATGGTCTTTTAAATCGTATTATAGTGAACATGAATGCTGGTGTGGATTAGATGGGAATGATGTTATTACTAATATCATTCATAAGCTAGAGGACTATTCTACACAAACATGGTCTATAGTAAAAACTGCATCTGGTGGAAAAGGAAAAAATGGTGGGAGTAATAGCCACTATATTCCAGCCATTAAATTGCCAAAAGATTATTTAGAGAAATATATCAAAGATGGGTATATGAGAAATTTTGAACAAGTATTCTCGTTACGATTAGCTAGTAAAAAGAGATTAGTTGGATATGTATCAAATGGAACGTTTTTCCCACTATGGTATGATAATGATCATTCAGTATTTCCAGTTAAGCATAAGAGATAATAAAAGTAAAAGCCACTGCAGATGATGCGGTGGCTCTTTTTATCGTGAAAGGTTAGTGGAACAAAATTATGCTAATGAATTTTAGTAGCTGAAAATTAAGCCACTAAATTTTGGCGGCGGAAAATTCCGCTACCAAATTTTATCGGCTCAAAATTGAGCCACCAAATTTTATTAGAGGAAAATACCACGAATGAATTTTAGTAGCCGAAAATTCGGCCGCCAAATTTTAGTTTAAGAAAAGTTTATTTGACTTATGCACGTGCAAAATATATTATATATGCAAGGGCATAAGTGAGGTGATAAGATGGAAAAACGAATGGGTCGCCCACCCAAGCAAACTCAATCAAGAAATAAAAGCCTAAATATTAGATTAACTGATGCGGAGTTGAATATGATTAATGGATGCGCTCAGCGATTAGGTATAAGCCGAACAGATGCTATTATTAAAGGAATTAAATTGATTGAGCAAAAAAAATAAGACACAGCCACCGTGGAAAGTTACTGTGTCTTATAGGAGCGAGAACAATGTTCTCTATGAAATATTATAGCATGAGTGCATTGTTCCTTTAAAGACTAAGGAGCTAAAATCATGAAACAATTAGTAGTAATTAATAATAATCAAATTGTAGTATCTAGTAAAGATCTAGCAGAACATTTTGGAAAAGAACATAAAGATGTGTTGGAAAATATACGCCATATTTTAGTGGCGGAAAATTCCGCCACTAAATTTTTCCAAGAAACATCTACTTTTTATCGTGGTAGAGAATTTCCGTTTTACTTAATGAATCGTGATGGCTTTTCACTCCTTGCAATGGGATTTACAGGCAAGAAAGCATTACAATGGAAGTTAAAATATATTGAAGCTTTCAATGAAATGGAAGAAACATTAAAACAAGGCTATTTAGAAGAGCCTATAAACCCAAGTGAACTACATTGTAAGACATATAAAGGTGTACCTGTTATAACCATTGGTGACTTTGCAGAAATAGTAAAAAGAAATAGAACAAGTATTCTATGGCATTTAAAAGATAAAGGCTTGCCATATCAACTGTTAGAAAAGGAAGAAGTAACTGCCTATAAGCATGAAAATAATATTCCTATGCATAGTGCTGTTTCACGATTAATTGTATTCACAGAACCTACGGCATATAAACTAACTTGCATTATGTACAATAATGTAGATCCTATTAATTTAGAAATTGCTAAATATTTTAATAGACAACCTGTAGCAACAGTTAAGTCTGTAGTACCGATTGAAGAAAAAATAGGCATTGATTATGATAGTGTAAAAGAGTACATAGAAGAAATGGAAACAAACATATCTTTGATGAGAGGTATGGTGAAACATTTAACAGAGTTTAAACGTACAAGAGAAGAACACAAATATCAAATGAAACTAATTCGTGAAATAGGGTTTAACATATTTGATAGTACAGGGGACTTAGAAAAAGCGGTTAATAGCCGTATTCAATAGAAGAAAATAACGCTTGCCCCCTTTTTGCCACCTTATATCATAGTATAAATCAAATCAATCGTATTATCTTATGTTTGTGGGTGTTAACCCACCCTCTCCGCCACATTAGAAAGCCCTTTAGGTTATGATATGTACCCCCTTTACTGGAAGATCGGAAGAGCGCCGG